TTACAGTGTCGTTTATTATATTAAATAATTCTTTGTCTTTTTGTGTTACTGCCATTATGTATTGCGAAGTATACTGTAAGTGTTAAAAGTTTCATCCCAAGTAGGTGCTTCTTCTCCTGCTGCTTTAGCTCGTTTAACTTGTCCTTTATGAAACTCTATGTAATTATCTCCTTGACCAGTGTTCCCTAAAAGATAATCTTGAGTAAACAAATTGTTTTTAAAAAATTCTTGTGTTGGAGGACTAATTCCTTCCTCCATAAAGTCTTGTCTTAATTGTTTTAATGCACCTGTATATTCATCAGGAACATAAAATAATTTACTGTATGCTGTTTGTGCTTTACCAAATTCAGTACTTGCTTTTTCAGCTTTTTTACTTGCTGTAGTTCCTGCTGTTGCTAATGCTTTAACTTGAGTTGCTGCGTCAGTTGATACATCTTTTAAAACTCTACTGGCTTTATCGTATTCATTTTCTCCCATTCGAGTCCTGCCAAGTAAACCAATCCCTGCTCTAAGTAAGGCAGCGTTTTGAATAGCAGCCAACATTTTTGCAGGGTCATTGACCTGCGATGATGGGGCTAATATACCACCTAATCCTTCAGCAAATTCTTTTAGTTTATCTTCTTCAGCCATTCTTATCTCCTGTATCTAGCGTATAAATCTTCGTCTTGTATTTTAGTTCCTGCTACTGCTGGGGTAATCCCTGGTGTAATTTTTGGTGTTGAAGTTGTTGAAGTTTTTAAACCACCACCTTGCACCATCGATAATATTTTTAATAAATTCATATAATCCATACCACCTGTTGCTGTGTTCAGGGCTTCTGTTGTTTGTGGTTGTGATGCTGCGTTAAAACCTACTCCTCTTTGTAAGGCTGACAAACTAATGTTTCCAGCAGGGTCTGTTAATTCAGCCACTCTTAGACTTTCTTGTTGTGCAGGTGAAAAAGGTTGCCCTGCAATTTCTATTGCTGTGGTTGGTTCTCTTTCAATATAACCCATACTCATTAAACTAGGAGCATCTGCATCTCCTACTTGATTTTTAAAACGAATACGATTATTGTTTTCTGCTAAATCAATATCTATTTTGTCTTTTAATTCTTTGCTTTGTTCTTGATAATTTATTTCTTTAAATGGTCTGCCAGTTAATTTATCTACGCTTCCGTCTGCTATAAAGTATTGACCATTATTTTTATAAACCATTGTGTTAGGACCATATTTTTTTCCTCGCAAAGGGTCTACTGCTGCTGGTCCTGATGGTCTTTGAAACCTTGGGTCATTAGAATATGCAGTGCCTTCGTTAGCACGGTTTTGTACTTCCATTGCTGCTACGTTTGTAGCAATGTTGTCTTCATATTCTTTTTTCTTTTGTTCTTCTGATTTAAATAAACCTAATACATTAAACAGGCTTACTGTACTCATATCTCCTAAAACTGCCATAATAATATCTCCTTAATTAATCAAACATACTGGCTAATGCTATTGCTGCTGCTATTGAAGCACCTACAGGATTGCTTACTAAACCAGCAGTTGCATTAGCACCTGCTCCTGTAATTACTCCTGAGCCTACTCCTGCTCCATAAACACCCATTCCTAATAACCCTGCACCGACTGCCTTCTGTCCAAAGCTAGGACTACCACCTTCAGCCGTAGTAGTGCTACCACCTGGCAGTATATTACTTCCTGCAATGTTAGAGTATCTTGTTAGTGCTTCGTCAGGAGCTTGTTGTGCAAATTCAAATCTTGCTCTTGCTTCATCAATCGCTTGTTGTTGTCTTTGTTGCTCAGCCGTACCTAACGCACCCAACTGCATAGCTGGTGCTGTGATAGCTTGTTGTGATTGTGGTGCTATACTCAAGGCTTTTAATTGATTAGCTTGTGCTTGTTGAAAAGCATCGCTATACATGGTTGAGGTTATATCACCTGCTTTTTGCAAGTAATCTCCTATAACGCCTTGTTCTAATATTGCTTGTCGTGTGCCACCTAATTGTCCTGCACCTGTTGCATCTCTTCTTGCTTGTTGTAATAAACCTTGTGCTTGAGAATAAACTGGACGCAATGCTGCTTGAGCAGCTCCTGCTAAGTATGGATTACTGGCTAGATTTTGTGGGGACATTAAGCTGTAGTTTTGAGCTGCTGCTATGTTGTCAGCCAGTGCTTGTTGTGGAACAAGATTGGCTCTGAGTTGTTGTTCAGCAACCTCCATGTCCTCGGTTAACCCTGCATAAGTTTGACCAGGGAAAAACTGTTGTGCTCCTTGGTTATATCTAGCCTGAGCTTGTTGATATATGTCTTCTATATACGGAGCTTGTTGTGGCGAAGGTAACGCCATAGTGGTTTGTGTACCACCTCCACTTCCTTTACCCATAATATTTACCTCTAGTGTTTAACATTTAATTCTTTTCCTAAAACTGTGTAAGTATTTTCATACCCAAACTTATTTAATTTTTTTGCAAAACCTTTTCGACAACATGTCTCTATAGCTTCGCACCCATTTTCTAACGCCCAAGTTTCTAAAGTATTTAACCAATCCTCAACCCACTCATCTAGGTCTTTACCACCTAACGTAACTATACGACAGGTTGTTCTTCTTGGGTATTCAACTATTTCTGTAGTTAATACAGAAACTATTTCTTTATCATCGTTGCTTAGAATCCATAACTGCATTTCTTGATTCTTAATCTTGTGATAAATGTCGTGTGTATTCTGTTCTTCTTTACCTCTTGAGTTACCCATTGCTATATAGGGTTCACAGTCATCCCATACATGAGGTAACAATTCAGGTAAGACTCCTGATATATATATCATCCGAGTTTCACCCAACTACCAGCAGCGTTTCTAAAGTATACGCCTTCTCCACTGCCTGGGTTAAAGTTTGAACCATCTGCATACACAATGTCTCCTTGTTTAATTCTTGCTGGAGCTACGTTTTTAACCTCTACAAATGTAGTAGGGTTTTCTTGTAATGCTCCTTGTAATTTTGTAAGTTCTTGAAAGATGTATTGTGGCAAATCTTCAGGATTGCTCGGTACTGGGTTAGGTACATACTTAGGTGCTTCAGACATTATCTACCTCCTAATACTTCATATTCTATATCATATCCGTTTAATTCAAAAGTTGTAGCTGTTGTGTTTTGAAATTTAATAGCTATGTATTTACCTGTGGCTCTAGCATCTACTTTGTTTTGAGAGTTTGGGTTAATGCTTTGTTGTGTTTTATAAGTATAAGTTCCGTTAGGACTCATTGAGCTGCCTACAAATATTTCGGCACTTCCTGTTCCTGCAAACCTTGGTGTAACCTTTCTGACTTGTACTACTGTGTTTGGATTGTTATCAAGGACTAAACCTTTTCTTTCTAACATCATAGTAAAATTTCTTCCTGCAAAATCAAACCCTTGGTCTGCTCTATACAATCTAGTATCGCTTGTACCTGCCATTAACATGCTGGTCTCTGTAGGATTATAAGACCTTTCTCCCCATGATTCAGTCGTGCTGTAAGCGTCCCAGCTTTGTGATTGACCTGACCATAAAATGCTAGTGCTTCCGTCTGAGGTAGGACTAACTACTCCAAGCCCTATCCCAAGTATTCCTGGTAAATCTCTGAAGCTGAACGCAGAAGTATTATAGTTATAAATCAATGCTTTATTGCAGAATGTTGAACCGACTGTTGGGTATGAAACCCATATCTCTCCCTTCTGTATGTTGTGAGCTACAAAAGTATTGGCATAATTTGTGCTGTCTATTTCATCAAACAATGTTCTTTTGATTACATCACTAGCTATAGATTTTTTAGACACACCATCGTGTACTATAATGTCTCCATTAGTTACCACAAAATGTCTTCCGTTAAATTCACAAGCACAGTTCTTAGATAAAATACCTGTGTCATCAAATAATTTTTGGAAACTAAAAACTAAGTTACCTCCAATATAATTCATTATCCATGTAGTCTTTTCTTTATATATAACAAAAGATTGTTTAAGTGCAAATCCATCTACAATAAAATCTCCATTGTCTCCGATAGTTGTAGCACCTGCGTCATTCGTAGCCCCTGCTGTCCATGTGCTAGGCAATGCGTTATTCTCTGCTGCATCTCCCCATCTAACTTTGTTTGGAAAATTTACAGAAGACTCTGTTAAGTTTAATGATATTAAATAATTACCATAAGGTCTTATTGCTTTACATACTGTGTTTGCTGCCCAATTAGTTAAATCACTAAAGTTATTCGAGCCTGTGTTAGCTAAACATTGGGGGTCATCTACTCCGTTATTGAAAATAGGTAGACCGTTAAATATTGATACATCCCAATTACCTTGGGCTGTTAAGTTTGTAGAGTAATCTCCACCTGATGTTCTAGTAAAATCAGTATGTGTTGAGCCATCTGTTCTGTATATCTTTGCAGTCCCTGCATAAAACCAATAGTTGTTTTGTCCTGTTGCCCAGTTTAATACTTGATAAGGTGCTACTGTAGGATTCGCTACTGGAAAAGGATTGTCATGACCTGATATTTTTTTAGCTGCACCGTCTTCAAATCTTGCGTTCTCTGTATGAGAAAAAAACTCAGGAGGTAAGGTTGTAGGGTTTGAATCTTTAACCATTCCTTTAGGGGTATTTGATTGAAATATAGGCATTACGCAGTTCTTCTCCACATATATGCAACAATGTATGGTTGAACAATAGTATGTGCTGAACCACTACCTGTAGCTGCTGTAGTAAAAGTTTCACCACTAGATGTGCTGTCAGGAAATAAAGCGTGGTCATTAGAACTTCCACCATTTTCTGATGAAGGAATACTTACTGTATGTGTATGTGATGGTAATTCAGCAGTTGTTAAAGTATGTGTTTTAGAACCACCAGTTTCTTGTAGTGCATCAAAATCACTATCACTGGCATCATACCCTACAATTACTTTACCTGTTCCAAAAGATACCCATGTTCCAAATCCTAATAAAGTTCCAGGATTAGTTGTAACAGCAGCATTAATATAAATAGAACCTACTGGATATACAGCTTGTAAAGTTGTTGCCGTGTTAGAGCCTATAGTTAATGTGCCTGATATAGTTAAGTTTCTAATACCTGTTGAATCTTTACTAGCATCTACTGTTACTGCTTTTGATGCTTGTGCTGTGCCAAGTGTAGTTATATCTACATAATTTAATTCTGTTGTATTAGCTGTAACGCCATCTAGTAAATTTAATTCTGTGTGCGTTGAAGTAACTGCTCCAGTAATACTTGGAAAGGTTGCTTTGACTGTAGATTTTACTAGTCTTATATGGTCATCACCTTCGTTAACTGGGTCACCAGCTACTGGGTTTGAGCTATTTAAGTCTGATATATATGTTCCTGTTTCTAATCCCATTTAATTTTCTCCTATATAGCTAGTGCTATTGTTCCGTTACTTCCTACTATTGGGTGGTCTGCAAACGCCATGTATAAATATACATTACCATCACCATTTGCTTTACCATCTGTAGTTGTAGGTCTAAATCCAGTTGCAGTTATATTAACAGTACAGTTTGTTGATGATGAGTTATCACTAAATTTAAGTGTTCTTTTTAATTCTCCATCGTTAGCAAGTTGTCCATAATCTACTACTGGTGATTTGACAAACCAATCTTCTGTGCCATCCCATTTTTTTACCATTAACCATTTTGGTCTAAACCCACAATAAATATATGAACCATTAACATTTCCATTACCTTTATATAATCCAAATTTACTAAAACCATTAATTTGTGTAAAGCAATAGGCAATACTTGCAGCACCACTAGTATTATGATGTGATTTGTTTCCTATAGACCATACTGA